TTGTTAGATACATTCCAACATATAGTAAAACCGATTATTTACCATTTAATGAAATAAATTTCATTTTACCACTATTAATAATACTTTTTACTATGCAAACAAAACTAGGTTCTAAAATTAATATTATGGTAGAGCGTTTAGTTGATTTATATGAAGGAAAAACCAATTTAAAAGAAAAAGTAAATAAAAAAGATTATAAAACAACACAACCGATTTCACAACAATCACCAATTCATCAAAATAGTCAAGCTGATTTCTTAAATCAACAACAGAATAATATAACGGGCAATACTGAAAATCAGTATATTAATTCCGCTCATCAAAATGTTCCAAACACGAATAATATGTATCAAGGACCAACAACTCCTTTAGTAAATGCAAATATGCCGAACTTAAATAGTTTTGAACCAATAGCGGCAAATGAAGGTATGTCCAATATGTTTGGTGGGAGTGCATTCTAATTTATGCTTAAAATATATAATAATATATTTATATTTATATATTTTATAATGTCAATAGCAGTTTTAAAAAAAAAAACTTTTAATAATAATCCGAGAATTGCGCCAATATCTGGAAATGGTCAATTTGCATTAAATGGGACTAGACGCATTATTGGTGTAGTAGGTCCAACTAATTTAGCAAAGAAAAACATCAAAGTATGGGAAAATCAAGCCACTAGTTTGGCTTGTGAAGCAAATAGTAGTACTGTGTATTTATCAGTAAAAAATACAAAAGGAATGTTAGAATCCAAATGGAGTAGATGTAGTGTTCCAAATTGTAATAAATTAAAACCCATTGTTCAACCAATGGATAGTGGTAATATTAAACTTCATACACAGGGTCAATATATATATCATAAACGTGCTGGTTGTTATTATAATAATAATGATAATAATAATAATAAAGATTGTAGTCCGAAAACAGAACAAATTATATATGAAAAACCATGTTTAAACACATGTGAACCAAATCAGAATTATATTGGAACAACAAAGGTATTTAAAGGTCGTTATGCAAAAAAAGGCAAAGGAGCGATTTCACAGCAAGATTACCTTAATGAAAAATATATTAAATCTAAAGCACTTTTACTTGCACCAAATCGTTTACCACATTTTCCAATGAATATTACAAATAGTGGTTGTAATAAATTTTATAAAACATATGAAGAATATGAAAAATCGAAACGCGCGTAAATTATATTTAGTAAAATATTATATATAATATATTATATTATATTATATTATATGTCAGTTTATCAAAATTTTGGAAAAGTTACAAATATAACTTATAATGCAACTTCAATTAATCCAACAGTACCAACTCCTGTCGACAGTCAATATATTTTAAACTGGTTAGCTAGTGGTGGTGACCAATCTAACACTAATGCTGGTACTGGTAATGACACTGTTAGTCCTGCTGCTGAGGTTAATCATATGTCTGGAGACGCTTCATACAATATCAAAAATAATTGTCTCGGGTATAATTTGAATAACTCGTCTAACTATAATCTTAGTGTACGCGATGCCCAATATAATTTAAATATTGTAAATGGAGTAAGTGGATATAATCGTAATATAAAATATCAATGTTTACCATCAATTATACCTGGTGAAAATATACAAAACCAAGCTGATAATGATTTACATACAGATTTTAGATATTCGATTACTACTGAAAGAGGTACCGGTAATATAACATCATTTGTAAAAAATAAAGTATATTTAAAATTAAAAGAACCAATTCGTGATATTAGTGCAATTTTAACAAATAAATTATCATTATTGCATTTAACGAGTGGTAATATTATTAAACGATATGACGGTACTGATTATGGTATAGAAATAGGGTCATTTCAAAATAGTTCAAGTACTTCAAGTACTTTTACAAAGTTGCCTAAGGGTAACACTTCCCTAGGAGTTGACTATCCAAAATATGTTAACCCTACTAACAATATACTCCATCATGTGCCCAATATTAATAATATTTTTCCACCAAAAAAAAGTACATTTGACCGTAACACAACCGAGGAAACAAGTGAAAATTATAATCCATTAGATTGGTATAGTTATGTAACTATTGATAATACTACTAGCAATGATAGTTTACAAAGTACAGTACCATATTATGACCTTTTAGAACGAGGTACATCAAATGTATCTTATAATGAAAGCGTTCAAAGTAATTTAGACCTAACTGTTTTTTATGAAGGGATTACCGATAGTGACCCTATTAGTAATTATAAATATAATATTTTAGCAAACAATAATAATGTTCCATTTTCTTGGTGTTCTCCTGGAGCAACTTTCAATAATTCACAAGCACATTTGATAGGACAATTTGTATTTGATACGGAGGCCAACGGAGTTATGGTATTAGAATATAATTATGGTGTAGAAAGTACATCTACATATTCTGCATATTTTGAAATAAAAGAAGGCCAATTAAAACAGTTTTTGACGCCAATTAGTGGTGTTAGTTTGCCTAGTATTTCACCGTCATCATCGGATACATTTTTATATGAATCGGATGCTAAATTATATGCCAATATTTGTAAAATAAATGACGTTGCATTTGTTTCTGGTTCATCTTCACCGTACAATTATGTAAGTTATAATAATGGGATATATACAAGTACAACAACAACAACATCATATCCGATAGTTAAGATACCTACCGCTGGAACTACAACCCTCGACCCGTATATACCAGTTATCATGTCACTTGATTATTTCGCACTAATATGGATTAATAATAATCCATCACCAGTTGATGTATTATATGTAATTAACAAAAAAGGTAAAATACGAAGTTATTCTACATTATCAGAAACGGCATTGGTTCAAGAGACCATCAAAAGTGATACTACCAACGGCGCTATATTATTTTTTAATACGACAGATTATTCTGGATTGTCTACTTATATTGTATCTGATTTTTATCGTACAGGGTCAAATACTAATAAAATTATACTTAATAGTCTACCATCAATGATTTCACTATATGGTATAGCAAACCACAGTATTATATTAGTGAAAGATAATTATAATAAGCCTGATGGGACTGTTATGTCGAAACTAGAATATCTAAATTATTTTTACACTACACCACCAAACGCGTTGGCAGGTACCGAATTAACTAATGCAATAAATTTATATATATTATAATAGTTAATAAATTATTTATAAATTATGTCTTATTAATATAAATATTAAAACCATGATTAATATAAATTATTTTCTTATTAATTTATATTTATGTTTGTTGGATGTTTATTCGGTTTTGGGCGTATAGGAAAAATACATTATAAGAATATTATAAATACATTATAAGAATATTATAAATAATCCATTAATTCATTTAAAATATATTAACTTTGGTGAATTATGGGTATAAGCTAGTATAAATTTTATTGTATATTATATAATATACAATAATATTATAGAATATATATGTCGTTAACATCTGATATAAATCAAGACAATCAAACTTCTGGAGCCGATGTTGTATATCTTAAATCAGCATTATTAGGTATACCGGGATTTGATTTACCAACAAATAATTTTGTATCAACGATAAATATATTAGATAATGTAGTTAATAATAATAACAATAATAATGATAATAATAATAATGATTTTTATGTTAATTACTTAGCTCATTATATTGTTGGCACTTCCAATATAAATTTTAATAAATATATTAATTTTATTGGAAAAATTATATATATAGATTTAGAAGGTGGGTTTTATGGATTAACACATTCTAATGGAGATAATTATTTACCACTACCACAATCTGATATAAGTGATAATTTAAAAATTCATAATACAAATGTAAATGGTATATTAGAAATTATATCTTTAACAAATATTTACGAATGGGGTATAACATGTAAAATAATAACATTGGAAAAAACAGTATTAATTAAACCGATTATACCAACGAATCCATTAAATCCAGATATTTCAAATATTTATGTTAGATTAAATAACCCATCTAATGAAAATCCTTATTATGAATTTTCATATAGCGATGTATCATTTGTTCCAATTAATTATACAGCAGAATTACCATTATCACAAATAGCACCAAATTTACCACTAAGACAAGGTCGCTCATATACGTTTACACGGATTGATACAGATACGGTTCATCCGTTTCAAATTGGTACGGGATGGAGAGTGAATACTAGTGGGATTATTTTTAATAATAATAGTACTAATCTAAATGGTTCAATTATTGCTCAACAGTATATTAATTTTACTATTCCCGAAAATTATAATGGCGCTTTAAAATATTATTGTTACAATCATTCGTACATGATTGGTGATTTTAATTTATTATCGATTGAAGGAGACCCTATAACTCCAGAGCCAGAACCAGAGCCAGAACCAGAGCCAGAACCAGAGCCAGAACCAGAGCCAGAACCAGAGCCAGAGCCTGAACCTGAACCTGAGCCAGAGCCTGAACCAGAGCCAGAGCCAGAGCCAGAGAATGCAGATTATACTATTACTGATTCGTACTATGATATTCCAACTAATATTTTAAATATTATAATAAAAAATATAGGAACTAAGGATGGAACAGGATATAATTTTGAAGGTTCACATTATGATTGGTCAACAATATTAGAAGTTACTACAAACATTAATAATTCACAAACAGTAGATGGAATTATAGCTGGTACACCATTAAATGTTAATGGAACAAATTATTATACTGTTAAACGTATAGTTATAAATACGATTCCAACATTAATTGATTCATATCCCCAATCATATTATTCAATTGGAAGAGCTACATTATCTGGGGTAACAAATTCATATATTATAAATAATCCACCATTAATTGTTAATGGTTATGTTAATATACAATTAATTTTATCAAATAATGAATTTGAATCCGAAAAAACATATGCAATTTTTGCAGACGATGGAACCTATTTTAACTATCCAGAAGGTGATACAATAAATGAACATATTGAAACGCTGGATTTATCAACTAATAATATTTTTGTTTGGACCATGCCATATTATAATATACCAACAGAGCCAATAATACAACCTGGAACTTTTCCAAATTATAATTATTTTACAATAACAAATATCGCTCAAAATTCATATACTTTTGATAATGAAGATTATGCTGCATTTGAAAAGTGGGATTCGATATTAACATCGTTACCACAACAACATTCAATAAATGGCACAAAACTTAAAATAAATATTAGTATTGGGTCAATGGATGCAAATACACTCGGTTATACTCAAATTGATGATTATTACTATAGTGGTTCTTCTAATAATAAATATACGATTAAAGAGGGAACTGTTGTTTTTAATGAAAGTTTAGTATCGTCCTTAAAAAATCAAAGTCGAAATGGTGGAAAATCAACATTTTATTATATGTTATTACATGAGATTGGCCATGTATTTGGACTCGGCGCGCTGTTTAGCGCGAATGGAATGCAAGTATCATCAAATGGAACTATATGGTATACTGGAGCAAATGGCAATGAGCAATATAAAAGTTATTTTCCACAATATCCGAATTTAATATATTGCCCGATTGAAAATGATGGTGGTGGTGGAACTGAAGGTGTACACTTAGAAGAAGGTTCCGAGAGTAGCGCTAGTAGTAATAATAGATATTATAATAATATATTTCATCCAGGATTAAATCACGAATTAATGACTGGTTGGTCAGATAATATAAGTTATCCTCTTCCAATGAGTCGAATTACTTTGGGGTGTATAAATGATTTAGGTTATGGAGTAGATTATTCAAAAGCAGAATATTACAATCCTGAAAACCCTTATACACTCGGTTAGATTGTTGTTTATTTTTATTTTTATTTTTATTTTTATATCTATATAGATATAAAAATATCTATATAAACAATGAACGATGATGAAATGAAATATTTAGAGAAAGCAATAAATAATGATAACAATGAATCCTTAGTAAATTTAACATTTGACAAAATAGAAGAAAAAAAGAGAGAAATATTTGATGAGTTAGGTTTGTCAAAAAAGAAAATGAAAGAATTTTTAAAAAAGTTAGAGGATTATAGATATGTTGAAGAAATCAATGAATTGCAATATGGAAATTATCTTCTTTGGATAAATCTAATAAATTCAAAAACCGTAGAAATTATTGACAATCCAGAAAATTTAGTTTTAACTAAGATGGGTGGTGTATTATGTGAAATAAAAATCGAAGATAACATTAATCTGGTAATAAAAAATCCGATGAATAGATTTTTTCAAATAAGTATGGATAAGATTTTATTATTTCAAAAATTATCAGACCAAGAAAAGGTTATACTATACGCATTGGATTGTTTAGATAAATAATAATAACTTATTTATAAATCTATAAATTTATATCAAAGTATATATTATATATGTCATTAACAAGACGACAAAGACTTAGACAATTTAGACAGAAAAAGAAAAAAGAAAAAACTAGAAGAAGTAAATCTAGAAGTAAATCTAGTTCATCAAATAAATCTAGTTCGTCAAATAAATCTAGTTCATCAAATAAATCTAGTTCGTCAAATAAATCTAAAGTACTTTCTCTTAAAAATCTAGTAGCACAACAACTTGTAAACTTAAAAGTTACCCCAAGAGATATGCGTGAAGCCGGTTATCCTAAAAATATTATCAAAACAATGAAAAAGGCTACAAAAACTGTTGCCGCCAATACTATTAGTCAAAAATTTAGGTCAAGACCATTTCAAAGTAACCTATTATTTATTAAAAACCTTATTAAAAAAAGAGAAAGACTACCGGAATCAAATAATCACCATTTAAATAAAGACCAAGTAGATGAATTATATGGGTATGTACGAGAAATAGAAAAAACAGAGCGAAAATATCCGGATGAACCAATTTGGTGGAATAGTAAAGTTGATGATGAGTCTCGGCGTCAAATGGAAGAAAAATTATTTGAGTATTTAAATCCTGAAGAATATTATGATGATTAGTAATTAAATAAAAATATATTCAAAAAAAAAAGTTAAAGCGTTCTCATATATTAAAAATATATGAGTACGAAAGAAGAAGGATTAGCTATAGGTATCGATTTAGGAACAACATACTCTTGTGTTGGAGTATGGCAAAATGACCGAGTTGAAATTATTGCAAATGACCAAGGTAATAGAACTACTCCATCATTTGTCGCGTTTACAGATACTGAACGAATTATTGGTGATGGTGCTAAAAATCAAGCAGCCGCAAATCCGATAAATACTGTATTTGATGCAAAACGACTCATTGGTCGTGCATATTCAGACCAAGCAACCCAATCAGATATTAAACATTTTCCATTTAAAGTATTTGATAAAGGTGGTGATAAACCATCAATTGAAGTTGAATATAAAGGTGAAAAAAAACAGTTCTTACCAGAAGAAATATCATCAATGATTTTAGTTAAAATGAAAGAAATTGCCGAGGCTTATTTAGGAACTACGGTAACAAAAGCAGTTGTTACAGTTCCAGCGTATTTTAATGATGCTCAACGCACCGCTACAAAAGATGCTGGAAGTATTGCAGGTTTAGAAATTTTGCGTATTATTAATGAACCAACTGCAGCAGCTATAGCATATGGATTAGATAAACAGTCTACTGTTGAAAAAAATATTTTAATTTTTGACCTTGGAGGTGGCACTTTTGATGTTTCTATTCTTTCCATCGAAGACGGTGTATTTGAGGTAAAAGCGACTGCTGGAGATACACATTTAGGTGGGGAGGATTTTGATAATAGAATGGTTAGTCATTTTGCTCAAGAATTTAAACGTAAACAAAAGAAAGATATTAACGATAATCCTAGAGCGATGCGGCGACTTAGAACAGCCTGTGAACGAGCAAAAAGAACATTATCATCTTCTACACAAACAAGTATTGAAATTGATTCACTGTTTGATGGTGTCGATTTTTTTTCATCGATAACAAGAGCAAGATTTGAAGAATTGTGTATGGATTTATTTAGAGGAACAATGGACCCAGTAGAACGGGTATTAAAAGATTCTAAACTAGCAAAAAATCAAATTCACGAGGTTGTATTAGTCGGCGGTTCAACTAGAATACCAAAAATTCAGCAATTACTAAGCGATTTCTTTAATGGGAAAGAATTATCCAAGGCGATTAATCCTGACGAGGCTGTTGCTTATGGTGCAGCTGTTCAGGCTGCAATTTTAACAGGTAATACATCATCAAAAACAGCCGATTTACTATTATTAGATGTTGCGGCATTATCGCTTGGTTTAGAAACAGCCGGCGAGGTTATGACAGTTTTAATTCCGCGAAATACTACAGTTCCATGTAAAAAATCACAAACGTTTTCAACATATTCAGATAATCAACCGGCTGTAACAATTCAGGTATTTGAAGGTGAGAGAGCACGAACAAAAGATAATAATAAATTAGGAGAATTTACATTATCAGATATTCCCCCAATGCCAAGAGGTGTTCCTCAAATTGAAGTTTCATTTGATATTGATGCGAATGGTATATTAGAAGTAACTGCTCTTGAGAAGTCTACTGGTAAAAGTAATAAAGTTGAAATTAAGAATGATAAATCCAGGTTATCGAAAGAAGATATTGAAAAAATGACCAATGATGCTGAAAAATACGCTAAGGAGGATGAGGAATTTAAAGAAAGAATCGAAGCCAAGAATGGATTAGAGGGTTATTGTTTTCAGATGAAGAGTCTTGTTGACGATGAAAAAATGAAAGATGTTATTTCTGAAGATGATAAAGAAGCTGTTACAAAATGTATTAATGATACACTTGCATGGATTGAAGGAAATCAATTAGCGGACAAAGATGAATTTAGTCATAAAAAAACCGAGGTTGAAGAAGTATGTAAACCTATTATGGAAAAAATGGGTGGTGGTGGTGGTGGTAAAGGAATGCCTGGAGGAATGCCTGAAGGAATGCCTGGAGGAATGCCAGAAGGAATGCCAGAAGGAATGCCAGAAGGAATGCCTGAAGGAATGCCTGGAACAGGTCCAAATATCGAAGAAATTGATTAATTTATATTAACACTTAAAAATTCTTTGCTAAAAATGATATTCCACTTGTTAACATTTGGTGATAATAATTATATTCTTTATTGCCTTTTTCTGACTCGTCCATAATTAACCAATTATTTTTAGTTGTCTGATAGCGCCATAACCGTATTTGATTTATTACATATTTTTTATCTAAGTTTGTTAATAGTAATGAATTATCTAATTTTTTTGTTGTTTGTCTCATTAATCCCTTAATATATGGATTTGTTTCTTGTTGTATATAAATTTGTAGCCATAAAGGCAAAGTATATATTGTCTGTAAAGATTGGGAATATTGGGAAGATATTGACATTATATAATTATTTACAAAGAAAATAATTATATTAATTTTTTATTTTATAAAGCATGTAATTATTTATTGTTTATTATTTTATGTACAATATATATGCACAATAGAGAACAAAAAATTATAGTTTTTGATTTAGACGAAACCTTGGGTCAATTTGTAGAATTGGGTATGTTTTGTGATAGTATAGAAAAATACTATAAACAAAAATTAAGTTTTAAAGAATTTTATAAAATTCTTGATATATTTCCTGAATTTTTTCGCCCAAAACTTCTAAAAA